AAAAGGTATGGCAAATGAACTTTCTTGATTTTTTAATTTCTTTGGCGCCCGAGGGCGAGACTGCGCTGATCGTGCGCCAAAAGCCCATTGGCAAAACATTGCAATTTTTTCTTGACGGCGCGATCAAGTGCACTTGGCCGGCCATGCTGCCTACTTCCAAGATCAAACCCGAGTGGGCAATTTATGGCAACACGGCCAGCTTCATCATTGATCGCTTTAAAGACGGCTATCCGAGCGCAAGCATTTCATGTTGCGAATATGTGCTTGTGATGGTGCTAGACGACGTGGGCGACCCTGAGAAAGCTCCTAACGTCCCGCCTCTTGAGCCAACTTGGAAAATTGAAACCTCGCCAGGTTCTTTTCAGTGGGGTTATGCTTTTTCAGAGCAACCCACTAAGGCCGATTTTGCCGCTGCCATTAAATCTATTGCCGAAGCCGGCTACACCGACAAGGGCGCAGTTAACGCCGTGCGCAACTTTCGCCTGCCTGGCTCGATCAATCTAAAGCCCGGCCGTGATAACTTTGCCGCGCAGCTGGTCGAGTTTCACCCAGCGCGTGACTTTACCCTTGACCAAATTTGTAGCGCGTTTGGCGTAGTGCCCGCGCCTGCTGAGTCAATGGGTGTGCGCCCGATCCGTTTGTCGGACGACGGCGCTGATGATGTGATGGCGTGGCTTAGTGGCCACGGCGCCTTGTTGTCGCGCCCCAACCACGAAGGCTGGGCTGGCGTGATATGCCCCAATAACGCCGAGCATACGGATGGCAACCCCGAAGGGCGCTACATGCCCGCCAACCGCGCTTACCGTTGCCTGCACAGCCACTGCGTCGACTTTGACTCTAATAAATTTCTTGAATGGGTTGCCCATGAAGGCGGCCCCAAGCATGCCCCCGGCTTACGTGAAGAACTCTTAACCATGGCCATGGATCAAGCGCTGGCTAAACTGACGCCCTCCGACATGTTCACAGACGATGCGTCCGCCGTGATTGCCGAGGTCGAGCGCAAAGAACTGGGCCGCATTGAAAAGTCGCAGTGGTATGAGCGCTTCGCCTACATTCAAGACGATGAGTCTTATTTTGACATGCAAGACCGCCGCGAGGTGTCGAGGTCAACATTTAACGCCTTGTTTCGCCACATTTCCTGCCGATCTATTCACGGCAAAAATCCCAAGGTCGAAGCGTCTATCTGTTTTGATGAAAACCGCCAAAAACATGGTGCAAAGGCACTTGTCGGCATAACATACGCCGCAGGCGAGTCGGTCATTGTTGCCCGTGATGGCGATCTGTTTGGCAATCGCTGGCGCGATGCACGCCCGCAAGTGGCTGCCGGTGACATAACACCTTGGCTTGAGCATTGCAAAACGCTTGTGCCTGACCCTGATGAGTTGGAGCACATTTTCAACGTGATGGCGTTCAAGGTGCAACACCCCGAGGTCAAGATTAACCACGCCGTCCTACATGGCGGCGATCAAGGCTCAGGCAAAGACACCATGTGGGCACCCTTTATCTGGGCGGTCTGTGGTGAGCATTTAAAGAATCGCGGCCTGCTAGATAACGACACCATGTCGTCGCAGTTTGGCTACGCCCTTGAGTCTGAGATTCTCATCTTGAACGAGTTGAAAGAGCCAGACGCAAAGGAGCGCAGGGCGTTGGCGAATAAGCTTAAGCCAATCATTGCCGCCCCTCCTGAGATGCTGACAGTCAACCGCAAGGGCTTGCACCCTTACCAGATGGCGAACCGCGTTTTTGTGTTGGCCTTTTCCAATGACCCAGTGCCAATTTCGCTTGACTCTCAAGACCGCCGGTGGTTTTGCGTTTGGTCGCACGCCCCGCGCATGACCCCCCAAGCTGCCGCGAAAATGTGGAAGTGGTACAAGTCGGGCGGCTTTGCTGCAATCGGCGGCTGGCTTGCGTCCCGTAACGTGACGGCCTTTAATGCGGGCGCGGCTCCAATGATGACCGAGTTTAAAATGAACCTTGTCGAGCATGGGATGAGCATGGCAGAGAGTTACCTTGTTGAGCTTATGCGCGGGCGTCTAGGCGAGTTTTCAAGGGGTGTGGTGGCGTCGCCTTTTCATGCGCTTTGTGACCGTCTAGCGGGCGCGGCTCCGTCGGGCGTGAAGGTGCCTCAGCCCGCCTTGTTGCACGCGCTCAAAGAGGCGGGCTGGGTAGACTGTGGGCGTTTGAAGTCGCGTGAGTTTGACTCCAAAAAGCATATATTCTGCGCGCCTGACATGCGGGATGTGAGCAAGTCGGAACTGCGCCGCCTTGTCGAAGATGTGCCTGCGCCCTTGTCGGTGCGTTTGGTGAAGTAAAAAAAAGCCCCCTATTTCTAGGGGGCTTAACTTCTAAAGATCAAGAAGGATGGCAATCAACGCCGCCAGTATAAGCGCAAAAAGGAAAATCATCGCATCATGGCCTCCATCGCGCCACGGTTAAGCAATCGGCGCGCCTGCGCGCCCTCGGCTTGCGCCCGTTTGTATTCGTAATCTTCAGCCTTGCCTAATTCGTAGCGATAACCTAAGTCAACGTAATAATGCTCGGTATAGGTCAAAGGTCTAAAAGGCGCAAGCGCCTCGGCAATGGTCTGGTTCATTTAAGCGCCTCCGTCAAGATACATTGAGCCGTGTCAATGTCACCCAGCTTGAGCGCGTCAAGGGCTTGAATAATGGCCTGCTTAGGCGTGATCTTGCGCGCCTTAATTGTGGGCGTGTATTCATAATCTGGGTCTAATTCCTCCAACACCTCGGGCGTGCTGCCGTCATACATGGCGGGCACTTGGTCATAATTGGCGCAAATATGACCGCACTCAATCATCCGGCGGCGGTCATTTAAGCGGATATATGCGCGCAAATAATCGGCGGTTGACATTGCAGGCGTCCACTTGGGATAGTCGCGCTTCTCGTTGGCTGTTTTGGCCTTGGGCGGCTTGTCCATGGCTGCGCGGTATTGCATCGCGTTTTCAGGCTTGCATTTTACGGTTATGCCGTAGTGTTCAAAAGTAATCATTTTTAATCCTTAATCAAAACAAGCGGGGTTGTTGTAGTCTTCCTCAAGCCAAGCCATAACAGTGGCAATGTCGCTCCACTTGTCGTCGTTGGCTTTGATGCCTTCAGGGATGCACTTGTCGCGGTATTCGCCTAAAACTTCCCACAAAAAGTCGATAATGTTTTGTTCGCTCATATTTCCTCCACCGTTGTATCTGTCCATTCGCCCGTGTGCAAGTAGTCGCCCTCATCGCGTTGCAACATGCCAAGGGCGATATTCTCGGCCTCGGTTTGATCTTGGGCTTCTACGGTGTAGTTGGCCCACGTTTCGTATTTGAAACAAACTTCAAAAGTTTTCATGCGGTTTCCTTTTCTTTAACTTCTTGAATAAACTCCTCGGCGTGGACAACTTTGTAATCTTCGCTTCCCGTGAACTCGTCAGATGCCACGTCCTCGGCGTGGCGTTCGTCCTCGGCCTCTACTTCTAAAAAATAGACTTGGTGTTCAATGCGTACATATTGGACTAAAAATGTTTTCATGCTACGGCCTCCCATGCGGTATTTTCTTTAAACTCTTTAAGCGTCATATTTTTAGCGCGGTATTCGTCGCCGGTTTTGGCAAAACATGAGTAAACGGGATAACCCTCGGCGTTGTCGGTCAGTGCCTCGCCTACCAAAAAAGCGCGGCGGGTTTGTGCGCGAGGCGGTACACATTCGAGCATTTCCCAATACATTTTTTCCGTGGTTGGTATCCACGCATCAGGCGCGGCTTCCATTGCATCCCAAAGGGCTTGCCATTCAAGTTTTTGCGCGCTCATGCTGTCACCTCCTCAATTAAGGCGTTCAAGGCGTCACAAAGCCCGCGCAAGTTATAAGACTGAAACACAATCCCGCCGCCGTATTGTTTATTGTGGAATTTGCGCCCGCCTTGAGCGCGTGAGCGTGCAAGGGCAAGATCGTATTTTGTTGAAATATCAATCCAAGGTACGGCGTTACGCTCCGCGTCAGTGTTTAAGTCTAAAAAGTGCAACACATAACGCGGGTTGCCGTTTACGTCATTGTTTACGCGAGTAAAGTTATCAAGGGTAATCATGTTATTTCACCAAAATGTCAAAGTAGGCCAACGCGCCCACGGTTAAAAGTAAGCCGATAATCACGGCGGCGAGAATGTCATAGATAGCGTGTTTCATTTATTTAATCCTTGCAAATATTCAAAAATTGGAACGGTGCGGTACAGCTGCGCATTGATAGCGCGCGCCGTTTTTTCGTTAAATGTTTCAAAGATTGCCGCGCCGGTTGCGCGGTTCACAATCACCCAGCTTGCTGTTTTCATGCTTAGCCCCTTTTATAGTGAACGGGGCGTTCGTACAGGCCGCGCTCATCGCGGTAAACGCTCACAAAGTGACCATATCGCGTACCGTCGTTAAATGTCAAACTTAGCGTTTGATCGTATGCGACGGGGCGCAAATCCCACATATGGGAAATATTTTCCGCTTCAAGGGCTTCGCTAAGCGTTTCAAATTTGTTTTTCATGCTATTACCCCTTGAATAGCGGGCGAATCTGTACAGATGCACGCGACGCGCTCAAACTTAAGCGCGCCGTCTAAAGTGCACGCAATCACATTCCGGCCTGTATGCGTGTAACTTTCCACGCGCATATCGCGCCCATGAACTTGGATAATTTGCCCAATGGTGTATTGAGCCTTGGGAATAAATGCGAATCTCATGATGTTTGCCTTTACTTTAGTAGATGCCGCGTTTGTTTCGCGGTATAGATATTGTAAAAGATTCTTTTACATTGCCAACAACTATTTTCTAGGGACAAACCCTTAGTGTGGACAATAGATGGACAACGGATGGACAACAAAAAAAGCATTGTATTGTCCACACGCAAACGCCCTGAATACGTGGCCTGCAAAGAATTGTGGACAATGTGGATAATGATTTTCTAGTAACTAAAATTAAAGATTTTGATATAAGGGTTAATACCTAGTAAATCGTGTATGCGTTAGCAACGCGCCTACCCGCACCAATTTAAAAAGGGTGTCCAAACTGTCCACATTGTCCACAAATCCCCGCGCTGGAATTCCCACGCAAAAAGATGTGGACAATGTGGACTATGCAAAAACAGTTGTCCACATTGTCCACACATTGCATAGTCATGCGACTTAAAACCCGTTGTCCACATTGTCCACATTGTCCACATTGTCCACGCGGTCACATGGCACATGACCTGGTGCTGCATGGCCGCTGGCAATAACCACATTGCCAAGAGGGGTATGGGTAGGGCCAAGCACATAGGGCCAACGAAAACGTACGGGTTGTGAACAATTTTTTTTTATTGTGTAGAATCCAGTCACGTGCAACAAGCATGGAGAACACATGTTCCATTCAATTCCATTCACGCCGCGCAAGGTGCAGGCAACAGAGTCGCGCTTGAAAGCGGTGTACGACGCCGCCAAGCTGGGCCTTAAAGGTGACTCACTTGCTTTGGCCGCCGGCATGCTTCCCACAGAATACCGACAACTCACGCAACTTGATCCCGTGGTGGAAATGGCCGCCGACAAGGGCAAAGCCGACGGTGAGATTGAAATGGCCAAAATTTTGCATGAAGCGGCGCTTAACGGCGACGCTAAGATGGCGCTTGAAATCCTCAAACATCAGCACGGCTGGGTGGCCAAGCAGGCTATATCTGTCGAGGTGGATCAGCGCATATCCATTACAGGCGCGCTGGCCGAAGCGGCTAAGAGGCTAGATGTGATTGATGTACAGGCCAAGGAGCAAGATGCAATCGACCATATACAGCGCTGAAGACGAACAGGAACTGATGGCGCGCCTATGGGCGCCAGCCATCAAAGACAACCCACTGGCGTTTGTAATGTTTGCATTTCCTTGGGGTCAATTTGGCACGCCATTGGAGCACTTCAAAGGCCCACGCAAATGGCAGCGGGAGATCTTGCAACAGATCGGCGATCATATTAAACAAAACCAGGGCAAGATAGACTTTGACACCTTGAGAAGCGCTGTAAGTAGCGGGCGGGGTATTGGTAAATCGGCGCTAGTCTCATGGATCACAATCTGGATGCTGTCCACAAGGATTGGCTCCACAACCATTATTTCGGCCAACAGTGAGTCTCAACTTAGATCAGTCACTTGGGCTGAGATAACCAAATGGCTGGCCATGTCACTTAACAGCCACTGGTTTGAAGTGTCAGCCACGCGGCTAATGCCGGCTAAGTGGCTCACCGAATTAGTCGAGCGTGATCTCAGGAAGGGCACACGCTACTGGGGCGTCGAGGGGCGGCTGTGGTCAGCGGAGAATCCCGACGCTTACGCTGGAGTGCACAACTTTGATGGTGTGCTGGTGGTGTTTGACGAGGCGTCTGGTATTGACGACAGCATCTGGGCTGTGACAGCGGGTTTCTTTACAGAGAACACGCCCAACAGGTTTTGGATGGCGTTCAGCAATCCGCGTCGCAACACGGGGTACTTCTACGAGACGTTTAACAGCAAGCGAGGGTTTTGGACAACCAAGGTAGTTGACGCGCGCACGGTCGAGGGCACGGACAAGCAGGTTTATCAGAGCATCATCGACGAGTACGGCCCAGACTCAGCACAGGCCCACGTTGAGGTGTATGGTATGTTTCCATCTGAGGGCGACGATCAGTTCATATCGGCTTTGCTGGTGGACGACGCCATGAAACGCGCGTCATATAAAGACGCTAGCGCACCCATCGTAATCGGTGTAGACCCCGCACGGTTTGGCGCAGACGCTACCGTGATAGCGGTGCGCCAAGGGCGGGACATTATCAGCATTCGGCGCCATCGGGGCGACGACACCATGACCGTTGTTGGCCATGTGATTGACGTCATAGAGGAATAC